TCAATAGAAAATTAGGTATAAATCATATACCAGGTCATAGTCATAGCACACAATTTGGTTCAGCAAGAGCAGGTTTCTTTGGTCCTCAAGTTTTTGACACTTCACAGGTTGTAATGGGTGGTAATGATGGTCACCCATTATCATGTAGTTCTCAAGTTAGATCTGTTAACAACATGTGTAACATTTTAGATTCTGACGCTACAGGACCAAATTGGCAGAATGCTTCTACTTACGTATCATATTATGGTGATTCTCAACATGAGCATACATTACCATTAATGACTGGTTTTCATGAGTTTGTTAATGATACTGGAAAAGATTATTGGTCATCAGTTCCAGCACCATCTTGGCATGATGGAACACCAACAAAAAATAGTATGCAAGCAGCGACTCAAGATGTAGTTAGACCTGCGGTTGGTAACTATACTGATGGATTTTCATACCAACCATTTGATAATGATCCAACAACTACTGATAAACCATTGCACAATCATCCTGCATGGGGTGGAATGCATCCTAGACCACAAATTCAATCAAACAGAAGAAACTATTTTGGTTATGATACAGGATCAACTTTAAATCAAGTTCCTGATAATCCAGAGGATCCTACTAATCATTTTGTTGTTACTGGTATATCACTTGTTGCTGGAGCATCTACTATTGTATTACCAACAGGTACAGATATTAGAACAACTAAGACTGAGGGATCAGAAACTTATTACATAGAGGATAAGATACGTCCTTATAGAATGGTTTCTGGTGATTTTATTCCTAATGGTACTCATATCACAAGTATTTCTAGATCAGGTAATGATGTTACTGATTATGAGTATACAATTTCAATAAATCAAGCTATAGATGCAGCAGCTACAGGAACAACAACAGTAACATTTAAAGATGGTACTTGGCCAAGTACATTAAACAACGTAGGATCATTAAATCCTAATGATAATACCTTTTCATCTCATAATCATGGTACTTTTGATGTGCAAATGGCAAGAGGATCTTTAAAACCATCACCAACATTTGCTATTAGTAATGTAAGTTTAGGTAATGTTATTCCTCGTAGTGAGGATAATGCACTAAATATTACAGTAACTACTTCTCAACCAGCAATGTCGCTTGTGTATATTATCAAGGCATATTAGAAATGGCAACACTTTATTCAAAGGAAAGAGGAAAGTATGGTAATATAACTGGTCAGATAATTGTATGGCCAGTAGAAATTGATAATTCTATTACTTCTACTTCATCTAAAAAAGATTTACCAGCAGGTTATTTAAGGTGTGATGGTACAGTATATAATGCCCTTGATTATCCACAACTTGCTTCTGTATGTGGAACAGGGACTAATGGTAAGTTTGTTAGGAGAGATCTTGCAAACCAACCACTTCAAACATTAAGTGATGAGCAGTTTGTAGTACCAGATTTAGGATCTAAATATCCAAAACCAACTGGTAGTAAAGGTGGTGGTGGAATATATTCTAACATAAGAGTTACTACAGAGAATGGTGTTGAAAAGAGTCGTTCTGGTATTGGTATAGATGCCGAAGCTATTGGTGCTGTTGATGGAGTAATTACTGTAGAATATGAAGGTAATTTTATTATACCATCAACTATTATACCAATGAGAGGCAGACCATCATGGACTGTTGGTACAGTATCTGGTAGAAGAACTGAAGTTGAAGCAGTAGATTCAACTGCTTTACATGCTCACATGCACTTTCATAATGGTACTAGAACTAGATTGAAATCAAGAGCTGAAGTTGATGAGAATAGTCCATCTGCTGTTTTAGATCCTTCTCCAATGGGACCAGTTGGATTGATGAATGCTTCTACAATACCATTACATAAGTGGATTGTAAATACTACAGATCCATCTGGAAATAATTGGCCTGGTAATAACCAAATGCCATGTAAAGCAATTGCATTGAATGCCTTAGCTCAAGGTCAGAAGAAGTGGGGAGCATTTCCAGGATTCTGGAACCCAGTGAGTTATAGTAACAACTGTTATAATAATGGTATTAATTTAGGAGATTCATGGAAATATATGTGCTTGTTACCACCAGAAACATATCTTGAAGATAATGGTGTGAATACTAACGGTGGTGGTAGTACTACTAGAGCATGGCAACAGTACCCTGTTCAAGATGTACCATACACATTGACTGGTGATAGTACTAGTAAGCCATATTCAACATCAAGATTTCGTCTACTTTTTTGTGGCGGTGGTCAAAGTGGTGATGGATATGGTAGTGCTCAAGATGTTGAATCTGCATATCGTGCAGGAGCACCAGGAGTTCCTGTTGACTGGAAGAATTTAAGTTGGGCAGATTCAATGCCACTACAGTTTAATGAACAACATTTCTTAGCTGGTAATCAAATATACCCTGCTACATATAATGAGTTTGAGCAAACAGATACACTTTATACTGGTGGAGAAGATCCAACAGAACATTATCATAAAGTAAATATAATTAAGGAAGATCATACTTATGAATTAAAAACTAATTCTACAGAACTTCCAGCAGATTTACTTGATACTAGATTGCAATTAAGTACAGATGAATCAAGATCTGTGGATAATGTGACCGCACCCTTCATAATATTAGAATACCTAATTAAGATTTGATAAATGACAGTATCATCACCACCAAGTTATAGAAATACTAGAACAAATTATTATACAGATAAAGCATCTGATAATAATCCTGTTGGTTCTATCATCAGTACTTTTAAATCAATTACTGGTGTATATGACAATAATTTCATACCACTTAATGCATATAATGTAGTTGCTGGTAATTCAAACACACAAGATAAACCTGAATATCAGTATCCTGGATACATTTATTGTGATGGTGCTGAATATAATATAAGTGATTTTCCTGCATTATATTCTGTTATTGGAAATGATTATGGTGGAACTGCAAGACCAGGTATTAATATAATCAATGGTGGTAGTGGATATGATGCTGCCACAACTATTGCATTTTCTCCAGCACCTGCTAGTGGTGAAGATATAACAGCAAATTTAAATATTCTTAATGGTGTAGTTACAGCAGTTAATATAACTAATTCTGGAGTAGGTTATACTACTGAACCAACTTATACTATTCTTAATGGAGGTAGTGGTACAGGATTGCAATTGGAAATTAATATTGGTAGTGGTGGAAAGGTTGAAACAATCAATCAAGATAATGTATTTGAGCATTGGGGTGAGAGTAGAAGTCTTGGAACATTTACAGTACCTGATTTAAAAACTAAAAAGGTTGTTGGTTATGGTAATGTTTATGGATTGGGATCTCCTAGTATTGGTTTGCTTACATTAGGTGCTGGTGCTACTAATGGTATTGTTAAAGAGGGTGGTTCTTGGTATTTTGATAAGTCATCCCAAGCAGGATATTTCTCTCTTGGTACTATAACTACAACTGGTTATGAAAATGTTACTAATGATGTAAGTACAAGTGTGATAGGTAGTCAGAAGATTTCTATCACAATGGATCAAAGAAGACTTCAAAGAGTTCCAGAACATGATCATTACGTATATTCTACAAAAACAGATGATATATTTGGTTGGCACTCTGCTTTATCATACGATAGATATTTGGTTGCTTATTCTGATGCGAATGCAAGATTAAATCCTTGGACACCTGTTGGTGGATTGCATTATGAACATAAACATGGACTATCAAAAGTTAATTTAACTGATAATACAGTAGCAACTTATGATGTATTTGATTGGAAAGCAGGTGCTGATGGTACAGGTAGTCTGAAAGAAGAAGGTGGTACTGGTGGTGATTTCTATTTTGCTTCTGGTGCAACAGGATCGGGAACATGGGAAGAACAAACATATGTTCCTAATACAATGTTTAGAACATTTGTAGGTAGTGAAACTAATGGTTCAGAAATAGGTGGCAGAAAAATTAGATCAGGTGGTAGAGATATTATCACATACAATCAGAATATAGAATATAGTGGTTCTCAAAATGTATCATTTCCTACTAATTGGGAAACAATGGAATTTGAGATTCAAGGTGGTGGTGGATCTGGTAGTAGTGGGGTAGCAGCAGGAAATGATGGTAATGATGTTAATATATCTGTTACTGCTGGAGGAACACTATTAGATATTACTGCTCCAGGAGGAGAAGGAGGAGGAAAAACAAATAATTATACAAGTGGTGGTGCTGGTGGTGTAGTAACAAAGGCAGGAACAGCTGTAAATGATGGTGTTGTTGTTTCTGAAATAAACAGTACTGATGGTCAACCTGGACAACAGGGAACTGGTGCTAATGGAACATTTCCTGGATCTCAGTATCCAAACAGTCCTGACCAAGCAGGTACTGGTGGTCTGTCAATGGTGAGGACAAATACTGGTGGAGGTAGTGATGGTATTCATACATTTGAAGGAACAGTAGGTGGTGTACCAAATACTTTAAGTTTTTCTCCTAGCAGTGGTTTACAATCAGCACAATTAACAACCACTACTAAATTTACTGAGATAAAATTTACAATTGCTGGTGCTGGTGGTGCTGATTCACAACAAGGACCAGGTGCAACTGGAAATTATGGTGGTGTTATAGGTGGAACTGGAGGAGGAGGTGCAAAAATGATCTTTGAGGTCACTGATCCTGAAAGTTCAAATCTTTGGCAATTTACTGTACAACCAGGATATAAAGGTACAAGTTGGTCTGGTGGAAATGGTGATGGAATAGGTGGTGCTGGAGGAAGTGGTTGGAGTAATTCTTCTGGTCAGCGTGGTGGTGATGGTGCAACTGATGATGGTGGAGGTGGAGGTGGTGCTACTGTAGTACTATTAAATAACACTTTAGTCGCTGGTGCTGGTGGCGGTGGAGGAGCTGGTGGTCTTCAAAACCATTCATCACATGCTGTTAGTGGTAAAAATGGTGAATCAGCAACAAACTTAATTCAATTTACAACAAATAATTTATTTACTGGTGGTGGAACAGCAGGTGGTAACTACGGTTGCGTAGGTGGTGGAGGAGGAGGTGGAGGCGGTGGTGTCTCTACTTCTGGATCTGGTGCAGGTGGTGGCGGTGGTACAGGTGGTGACCCTAACGGTGTTGGTGGTCCTGGAGATCACGGTGCTGGTGGAGGAGGATATGCTGGTACTTCTGCTATGAAAACCAATCAACTGACTCATATTAATACTGTTGCTAATAATACTGGTGGTGGTTATGTTACCATTGAAACTACTGAAGATAATAGTTCATGGTCACCAGGTGGTGGTGGAGGTGGTGCAGGAGCATACATAACATATAATATTAGAAGAGCAAAATTACCAGGAGCATCTTCAGTACAACTTACATTTAATGGTAGTAGTGCATCTGGTGTTGGTGGTACTAATAATGGTTATCCACCATTTGCTAGAATTGGATTTGGTGAAGTTACTGGATATGAGGGTGGACAAGAAAGAGATACAATAGGTGATATAATTCTTGCAGCAAATGATAATACTCACATCTACGCTTCAGGTGCTGGTACAGGTGCTGGTGGTGGATTTGCTTTACCAGTTACACAGGTTCCTGAAGTTGAAATTGATAATACAGGAACTAGTGGTTCTGGTGCTAGTGCTACTGCTGTAGTATCTGGTGGTAAGGTTACTTCCATCACACTTGATAATGGAGGTAGTGGATATACGTCTGCACCAATAGTTCGTATTAAACATGGTGCTGGTACACGTGCTTTTGCTACTGCTACAGTTGAAGAGGGTGGAAACAGAGCAGTCACTGCTATTACATTATCTACACAGGTAGTACCTGAAGCATACAACCAATCTTGGGGATATGTTAAGTTAAGTGGAGATGAGACAGATAGATTTGTTGTTGTTAGGGAAGCAGACACAACCAATGTAAAGAGATTTTGGATAAAGGTTGCACGTGGTAATGGTGTTAATGGTGGTAATATACCAGATGATAATGGTGATGAACTGTTAATCTATTATAATAATGATCTTAGTCTTAATTTTAGTAGTTACTTGAATATAATTGTTCCAAAGCCTACATCAGCAGAATTAACAAATTTATATGATGGAACTGGAAGTGGTGGCAACCCAACCAATTGGTATTGGTATGGTGTTGATCTACCAACTGATGCTCAGAAAGCAAACGTAAGATTTAAAATCTGGCAAAAGAGAAATGAATCATCTGTTCAAGGAGATGGTACAAGTGATGGTACAACTGATACTGATCATTATGGTATATGTGATTTCATTTATGAATATAAAGAGGTTACTGAGTTGGTTTTTGTATCAGCAGCAGGTAAGATGAGTACAAGTATTGATGAATTAAATTATGAAATAGGTGGTCCTGTAGATTCATTCTATAGATCAGGTGCTATTGGTAATGATGCTACATTTACAATGACACCTCAAGTACCACTTATACCAGATGCAGCGATTGATCCAGACAAGAATGTACCACTTGTTGAACCGTACCATCTAACTAAGTACCTTATCAAAGCGTTCTAAATAAACAAGGGAACTAATATCTAACATGGCAACACCAGAATTATTATTGCAAGTAGATGCAATACAAAAGACAGTTACATTGAGAGGTGTGACTAAGAATATTACTGAAACATACTGGACTAGTGATATTGTTCCTGTGATATATCCTTTATGGGATAG